AACTCGTCATAATATTAGTTATTAGTTACATAACAATATACATATAATACCATTATATTATACAACTGTTTTACAGGTAATTATTAACATGCGAACACTTAGATGCTCTGTTGGTTATATAGTATGACTATAGATTTAGAATTACCAAGAGATATAAACTCAATAAAATTATCAGAATGGCAGAAGTTTTCTAAGCTTGTTGATGACAATAAAGACTCAACCAATGACTTCTTAGAGATTAAAATGCTTGAGATATTTGCTGGTTTAAAATACAAAGATATACATACATTACCAGTTGGAACTTTTAGTGAAGCTATAGAGTACTTAAACATACTTTTTGAATCTAAAACTCCATTAATTAGAAGGTTTAATATGACTGGAACTGATGGTGCTACTGTTGAGTTTGGTTTTATACCTAACCTAGATAAGATTACAATGGGAGAATACATTGACTTAAACAACTATTTAGATGATCCAGCCACGCTACACAAAGCGATGGCTGTATTGTTCAGACCTATTCACCCTTCTTATAATAAAAAAGAATCGTATAGAATATCTAGTTATGAAGGATCTGATTTCTTTAGTGATTTAATGAGAGATATGCCATTAGGGATTGCTTTAGGAGCGAAGGTTTTTTTTTATCGTTTAGGAATCAAATTGTCGAAGGCTATTCTGAACTCTATAACCGTAATTCCAGAGGAACAGGAACAACTATCGGAGGAAGAGAGGAAGCTTTTAACGGAAAATATAGCTGGTATAAAGAACTGCATGCTCTTGCTGGAGGACAAGCTCTTAGGGTTAACGAAGCCACATCTATCCCAATTCATGAAGCAATGATATGGCTACAGTATGAGAAAGAAAAGAGAATATTAGAAAACGAAGCAATTAAGAAACAATTTAAAAGGTAGTATGAAAAACGTATATAATATATTGGAAGAGGTAGAGAATCATTTTCGCAATGAAGTTAACATTAATAGTGTTAAGTTTGGTGTGTTTAATGAAACTGACTTAAAAAAACAAACCTTATTCCCTCTTTGTCAATTCAACATAAGCGAGGTAACATACGTAGGAAGAACAGTGGACTTCACTCTATCTATGATGGTTTTAGATGAGGTTGATGAAAGCAAAGACTATGATGGTTCTTTTGCTGGTGCAACGAACCTACAAGATGTGTTAAACACACAAGCTATGGTGCTTAATAAGTTTGTAGAAAGCTTGAGGGAAGGTCGTGGAGCATTATCTGACAAACAAATAACATTAAAAGAAGATCCTATTGCTGAATATTTATACGAAGAGTTTGAGAATAAGCTAGCTGGTTGGGGAATGGATATAAGTATATCTACTGTAAACGATATAACTATCTGTTAAATGACTATAAGGCAACTTTTAAGGAAGTATGGAAAAGACTTTACTGATGTACTAAGGAGGGAGATAAGAGTTAATAGGCTTGTAGCTTCTGGTAATTCACTAAGATCTATAACCTTTAATACAGTAGGCTTAAATCTTAATATATATTACGATAAAGCTATAGCTATACAGAATGATGGTATAAATAAAAAAAGAATACCAGACTCAAGACTTATACTTCAATGGATGATAGATAAGAATATTAGACCTAGAGCATCAAGAACTGCTGGGAATAATAGTTTTACTAATCAGAGCGAAAGAAACTTAAAAGCTTCAGCATGGTTAATTGCAAAAGCAATAGGAGAGAGAGGAACTATAAAAAGATTCGGATACAGAGGCTCTAATGTTTTAGATCACTTGTCACCAGAAAGCAAAACTGGTAAACTGTTCGCTAAAGATCTTGGAAAGATGTTCGAAATAGAAATGGATAATATATTTACAAATCAACAATTATAATAAATGGCACTACCAACAACAGAAATATTTTTACGATCACCTTATTGGTTGACAGTAACTGAAACAGATTTAGATTACGTTATATGTGATTTAAGAATTTGGACAGGAGCTTTGTCTGCCGAACCAGCTAACCCCGATGTAAAGCTTAGAAGTACAGCTGGACTAGAAGACACTACATCTATGGACATAGCTGAGTTTGCTAGAGACTTTGTTGAGGTTATATTTAATGGAACTGAAGAAAGTAATGCTGTTTTTATTAGCTATCAATTAACTAAATATATAAAAGGAGCTGTTTCAGAACCTACTCCAGAGGCAAAAGTTTACTTAACTGGTTTAGATGGTTACGGTACTTTCCAAGATGGAGTTAACTTTGAATGGTACAGAAAAATTATGATGAGTGATAGTACTGTAACTATGTACAATGATACTCCTATGTACATACCTGTATTACAGAATAATCTTACTGGATACAAATTACAGCGTTATGCAGCTGGATATGGAGGTGCTTTATCTACATACCACACAGTTACTGGTCTTACACCTGTAGAAAACACAGCTAACATGATCAAGTATGTTATATCTTTAGATGGCGGTATATATGCGGATAGAGTTGTTTTTAATTTTGACGATACTTCTGATCAGTACGTAGATATCAAATATGAACAGTGTAACAAACATGGTAATACTCAGTTGTATTTTGTAAATAGATTAGGATGTGTTCAAGAAATTAGTCTTTTTGGTAGGTTTGATGTTTCTATAGAAGCTGAAAGTGAAAAATACAAAAGAAATCTACTTGTTAACGGAAACTATAACAATACTAGACATCAAGATTATACTTTAAATAAAAATGGTAAAATAACTATGAGTATAAATTCTGGATGGAGGTCTGAAGAAGAGAATGATACGTTTATAGAAATGATGATGTCAGAACAAGTTTGGATAAAAGTTGATAGTTCTAAACTAGGTAGAGGTTGGGTTCCAAAAGAACAAAATGTTTGGACTATACCAGTTAATGTTTCTAGTGATTCAAGTCAAATAAAAAATGCTTTAAATGATAAATTAATCAACTACAACTTTAAGTTTGATGCTGCTCACGATTGGATAAATACTGTAAGATAATATGATACAACCACAACTATTTATTGATACTGGTAAGAACGGATTATCTAATTGGTTAAAGGCTGATATGAACACATCTAATAGCATTACTATAAAGGATGCTATAAAGAAGTCTAAAGATGTTGGAAAGGTCTTTACATCTTACACAAATCCATTTAGATTACCAGCATCTAAATCTAATAATATTATATTTAAAAGATTTAGTAATAATAAAGTGTATGAAGGATTTGATCCTAGAAGAAAGTATGACGCTAGAATACAGCTTAATGGTGTTGACTTTAAGAAAGGATACATAAGATTGAACAAAGTTAGTTTGGTAAATGGTTTACCTAGCGAATACGATGTACAGTTCTTTGGAGAACTTGCATCGCTCAGAGATACTTTGTCAGAAACTAAACTTAGAGACCTTAGTGGACTTGCTAAATACTCATTCCCTTTTAATTACACAAATGTCCGTAAAGGATTTGAATCTGGATTTGACGTTGTTATAGCTGATGGTGCTGGTTTAAGAGAGGAGACTTCTATAGCAATTAACCAAGTACCAAGTGTGACTGGAGAAGCTGTAGTTTCTTTAAATGGAACTAATCATTCTTTTCAAGTTTCTGCTGGAGGTACTACTACATCTGTAGCTTCTAATATAGCTTATGAGATAAACTTAATAGATGGTTACACTTCTGCTTCTGCTTACGGTATAGTTTTAGTTGTCTCTGATGTTAATCAAGTAGAAACTCCTTTAGCTTTTAGCGCTGGTACAGCAACTGGATTACAGTTTACAGTCAACATTGTTCAAACTGGAACAGACGTTCCTCAATCATCCAACGATGTATCTTTAGTTGATAACACTAATGGTATGTTTAAATTTCCTATGTTGTCACACACAAGAGGATTTGAATATACTAAAACTATTGGAACAGCAACTAATCACGAAGGTTTTCATAGATTACTTTCTAATACAGAAAAAACAGATAATTACAATCTTACTCCATCTGATATGCTTGACATACTAGATTTAAAGCCAGCCATTAGATTACCTTACATATTTGAAGCTATAGAAAAAACTTTTAGTAATATAACTTTTAATAAGGACTGGTTATTTGGTGAGGGAAATATACGTAGTGCTTCACCTATAAATGAAATGTATTTATGGTTACACAATAGAAAAGGTTTTTTAGGTGATGATAGTAGTTTTGTGTGGCAAAGAGAGATTAAAACTGCTGGTGCTGGAGAAGATGAGGGAGAATGGTCTTTAGACACTGATCAGACAGAAGATCTTAGACCTATTACAGTTACTAACGCTGAAGCTGAATCTGAAGACGTTGAAATTGGTGCTAACGTATCTATTAATACTATAGCTGGAACTGGTAACTTTCAGATAAAAACAGAAATATTTAAAATAGGTTCTACTGAGCCTGTAAGTATTAATTTATCAGAAGTTTACGAAATAGAAGATATTGACTTGAATTATAGAATATCTTTCCCCACTGCATATCTAGTTAGAGCAGCTGGACAATATTATTTTAGAACAACTGTAACTTGTGACAGCTCTATAGGTTCTTTTCAACCGAAATGTGTGCTTTATTTTCAATCAGATTTAGGATCTACCTATACAAGATTTACATCTGGAGGAACAGGAAACAGAATAATTGCACTGTCAAACATAAACCCAAAAGCATTAATGCCAGATTATAAGGCTATAGACTTCTTATCTGACTTATTTAAGTTATATAATTTAGTTGCGTTTGAAGAAGTTCAATATGATGGATCTTATAAAATTAATATACAGTCTTATGACTACTATATTAATAGTGGAGTTAGACTTGATATAACAAAGTACATAGACATAGCAAAAAGTTCTGTTGAACGTATATCACCTTATTCAATAGTTAACTATTCTTTTGAAAAACCTAAAACATTTCTAGCTATAAATCAGAAAGAGATTACTGGTGATGACTTTGGTAACGCTACATTTAACATGGACTCGTTCAGTGAAGGTGTCTTGGCTTCTGATTCATTATTGTTTGATGGTGGAAAGTATGAGGTTAAGCCTAAGTTAGAGAAGATGATGTATGAAAGACTTAAAGACTCTGAAAAGATTCTTACTCCTATTCAATGGGGATGGTTTGTTAACGACAACAAAGAGAACCTTCCAGAACCAGCTATTGGTAAACCTTTATTTATGTTTATTGTAGGTAGAGAAACAACTGGATACAATATTAGATGGGCTGATAATTATGAGCAAGATAAACCTTGTATGACTCCATCTAATGTTTCTACTAATGGTATGCAAACACTGCACTTCAATGCAGAGTTTGATGAATACACTTTTAATGTTAATGAGCATTCTTTATTTGATAATTTTCATTCTAATTACATAAATAGTATTTATTCACCATTTGCAAAGAAAATAAATGTAGAAGCCTATCTTCCACCTCTTTTCTTTTATAATCTAAAGTTAAATACAACAATAATAATAGATAACATATCTTATTTTATTGATACTATGGATATAAATATAACGACAAGTAAGGTTAAATTTAGTTTACTTAGAACAACTGATATTAAGACAAGATTAGAAGGTAAGGATGCTAATCAAATAGATTGGGAAAACGAAACTATATTATGGAGTACAGAAACTAAGACTTGGGATGAAGGTGGATTGTAATAATAAATAAAAAAGCTATAAATGATAAAAGATATATTAAAAATGTTAAATTCATCACATTTCTTGATAAGAGATGAGGATATTGATATAGCAAAAGGGAAATACGAAGCACCTACAAATTTCAAAGAAAATAAAATACACAAACAAAGAAACAAATAATGGCTAATACTGGAGATAAAAAGATAAAATATACTATTAGTGTAGAGCTTGCTCAATCACAAGCTAAAGTAAATAAATTAAAAAATTCTGTTAAAGAACTTAACGATGCCATTTATATTGGTGATGGTAGAACTAAGAAAAATAAGAAGCTAAAGGAGCAATTAATAAAGACTGAAGAAAGACTCACTAAAGCTACTCAGAGGCATACGCAAGCTGTAATAAAAGACGCTGGAGCTTCTCAAAACTCTTTATTCGCTATAAACAAGCAGATACAGGCATTACAAGCTGAAAATAGACTTCTTGACATGAACAGTCAGAAGTTTAAAGATAATACAGCTGCTATTGCTCAACACGCTGATAAAATGAATCAAGCTACTGGTGCTACTGGTGGTGCTACTTCAGCTACAATGGAACTTTCCAGAGTAGTATCTGATGCTCCTTATGGCATTAGAGGTGTTGCCAATAACTTGTCTCAATTTACATCTCAAATGTTTTATGCTTCTCAAGCTGCTGGTGGATTAGGTAATGCATTAAAGCAAATAGGTAAGTTAATGCTAGGACCTTTAGGTATTGTATTTGCCATAACTACTGTTATATCTATCATGGATTATATGTCTCAATCTAGTGGAAAAGCAGCAGATTCTATTTCTGATTTGACTGATGAGACTTATGCAAATTCTTTAGTCGCAAAAGGGTATGTGGATACGTTAGAAGACGTTAATACTTCGGAAAAAGACAGAGCTATAGCTGTTCAAGAGCTTATTGAATTAATTCCTACTCTAAAAGAAGAAGATTTAGAATACGGAAAAAATCTTGATAATGTGAGACTTCAGATAGAAGCATATTCTTTAGCTCAAGCAAGTAGGATTCAAATAGATAACTTGGTTCAAGAAAACTCAGAAATACTTGCTCAGAAAAATGAATCAAGTGTTATAGATTCAATTAAGAATGATGAGCAAAGGATTGATAGAATGAAAAATTTCATTTTAGAACAAGGAGCGGAAGTTAGTGGTTATTTTTTAGGGTTTGGTCCCGCAAATTTAATAGAAAAGGGAGATATAGATACTATAGAAGAAGAATTTTCTAGGTTAGTTAGAATAGTAGACAAGAAATCTTCTCCTATATTAAAAAGAATACAAGAGCTTAGTGGTAATATTCAAATTGACCCTAATACACCTAAAGGAGATGGAGGTACTCCAGAAAATAAATTAGGTAAGAGTATGGCTGGTGGTAGTCTTGACATGGATAGGACTAATGACAAGAATAGAGAAAAAGAGCTGCTTTCAGTAATAAGAAATGAAGAAGAAAAACAATTAATAAGAGATCAGTTTGCTCAAAAGGCTTTGAAAAGCACAAAAGATAATTTTGATAGGGCACAGTTATTAAGAAGAGAGAACTTTATTAAGGCTCAAGAACTTAGGAAAGTTAATAACGCTGATGATGAATTTATACAGAAAGATGCTGACAGATTAATTGAAGAAGCTAATGAGACTCATAACCAGACAATGTTACAGTCTAAGGAAACATATAATGAAGCTAAGAAGATTCTTGAAGAGACTCAAGATACTGCTACTTTTAATAGACAACAGAAAAGAGAGAGTGAAGCTGTTGATCGTAATTTAAGGATGCAAGCTATGCAAGCAGAAGCTGATGCTTTTGTTAAACAAGGTCGATTTACAGTTAAGCAAGATTTATATGAAATAGAAAGAGCTCAAGCTTTACAAGAGCAAGATATTTTAAGGGCTAGGTACGAAGCGTTACAAATAGATAGTGATGAGAGACTTATACTAGAAGAGCAGCATGCTAAAAGAGATCTTGAAATAAAAACAGATGCCGCAAAAAGAGAACAAGAAATAGAACAAGCTAAAGCTAACTTTAGAGACAAGATGTTAGGTCATATTGGAGCTGGATTAGGTGCAGCCAGTAAGTTATTTAAGAAAAACTCAGCAGAGGCTAAGATATTTGCACTAGCAGAGATAGCTGTAGGTACAGCTAAAGGCTTTATAAATGGATTGGACATTGCACAGAAAACTGCAAAAACAACTCCAGCAGCTGCATACACATTCCCTTTATTTTATGCTTCACAAGTATCAGCAGTATTGTCGGCTGCGGGTAGAGCTAAATCAGTTCTTCAAGGTGGTGGTGCTAGTGGTTCTGAACCTTCAGCACCTCCAGAGCCATCATTTTCACCAGAATTTAACGTTGTTGGAAACAGTGGTTCTAATCAATTAGCTGAAGGTATAGGAAGCCAACTTAACGAGCCTACTAGAGCTTATGTTGTTTATGATGACATTCAAGAAGCTGGTAGTGTAGTTGAAGAGTCAATAGAAAACTCTGGGATTTAAGACAATTAAGTAAAAATATAGTTTAATATAAAATAGATTTATTATGACAATTAGAACAGTAAAAGGTTCTGCTATAGCAGTAAGACCTGATAAGACA